ATGATAAAAGGGGAATCTTTAATAAAATTGGTGCATATACGTCTTTAATAGAGGCGGGTGATGCACCAGAACAAACAGATTTGTTGTCATCCATTAATAATAAGGACGATATCGTCCCGTTTATATTGGATGTATTAAAGACTATTGTGGGTACTGTGGGACTTAAAATAGCAATCGGAAAGCTATTTACTGAGGTGCTTGATGAAGCCGAACCCCAGATTAAAACCGTATTAAAAAAACAATTCATTCAAGCCGATGCCAATTCATCACTCCCCACATCTCCTTTTAATTTCAAAAACGATGGGATTCGTGTTCCCGTAAAACAAATCGATGTATCGGGAAAATTTCAGGTTGACCCAAGTAGTCAGAGCGGAAGTATTTTATTTGGTACTGGTGATAGTTTTGATAAAACCGCACGAAACGCAATTCTTAATGCTGGTAATCCCCAGAACTATAAAAATATGACACTGATATACGATGATAATACCGATGAAATGCAAATCAAACCGATTTCGGGTTTCAGTGGTAATGTCGGTGATTTCTTCAGTGATTATATAGATGATGCCAAATTAATCGATAGAACCGTAATTATTGGTGCTGTTTTGAATGCAATATATGGAACGCTATCCAAAGACCAAGGAAAATCTTCTGAACAACAATATGAAGAAGAAAAAACAAATAAATTACTTGAAGACGTTTTAAATGATAACGATTCATTTGTCATTCCACCAACCGAATATGCTGAGTTACAGAATCGAGCAGAAAACGTTGTGAAGGGCACACTCGAATACGATATGGGTTGCGGATTAATGCCAGCAGAACTCGGATTAGGTGATTTGGTTTCAATTGTGTCTCAGATTTCGGGTTCAACAGACCCGTCTTTTGTGGCAGATAAAATAGAGGAAACCATAACTAAAAGCACGAGCGGTAGTACTGAAACACAAGAACTAACAGAAGAGAATCAGGAAACCATTAAAGACGGTTTTTTTCAGAGAATAATAAATGTTTTTACCACGGAATTACTGGCTGCTACGGTAACCGCACCACAAATCAGAGTATTATTGGGAATGCGAAGCGCATTAGATAATAACGGTACGGTTTCACTTAGTAAAGCCAGTGAGGACATGAAAAATTTTAAAACATGTATAAAATGTATGGGAAAGGAAATCATGAAAATCGTGGCTGCTTTCTTATTTGCATTAGCCGTATCATATCTCACAAAATTACTGAAACCAGTAATTATTAAGGTATTAAAAGAAAAAATAAATCAATACACTGGACTCATAAAGAGTCTGGTAGGCATTTAAATATAGAAATCATGATAGTTGACCAAAAATTAAACAAGGGATTTGTGGGTGTTTATCTTATCGATGGCGAACTCGATGGAACGCAACTCGCAACAACAGTTAAGCCAAATGGCTTTAGAAGACTTATGACAAGACTTTTTATCGGCTGGAAATGGATTAGTGTACAACAACTAAAAGCAAAGCAGAAAAAAGCTGCTGAAGAAGCCAAAGCACTCGCAGAAGCCAAGGCAGAAGCAGAAAAAGCTGAAAAAGAAGTCATTAGATTAGGTGAAGAAGAAAAAGTAGAGGAATAACATGGCAACAGACTACACTGACATAGCAGCAATAATTGCGGGTTTCGGTGTGGTTCTGGCTCTTGGCTCGATTGGTGGACCGCCACCAGTCCCAACACCGCTTATACTTGTCGGAGTGCCAAGACGTGCAGGACTATCGCCCACAAAAATAGCTTCGAATATCATTTCAAGAAAATCCGAAGCGGGACTTCCTGTGGGCGCATTACCGAGTGGTGCAGTTAATCCTGATGAAATCATGGAAAGAATCAGGGTGGAAGAAATCATTAAAGCACTTCAACAAGATGCGTTGATAAGTGTGGCGATACCACCCGGGATTACGTTGACGGCAGCAGGTGTTTCACCAACAGGACCTGTCTCGGTGTTTGGTTCAACAATAACATTTACAAAAGGTTATGGGGTGATACAATAATGGAAGACCTGACTAAATTAACGCCAATTGAGTTGCAGAAGAAAGCCAATGATATCACGGCTAAACACGATGCCCTGAAAAAAGAAATCATTACCTATACCCATGAACTGGAAAAAATGGAAAAGGAATTCAATAGAAAAGTCGAGGAATTACAGGAACTCGAAAAAAATTATGTGGAAATCATTGAAATACTAAATCAATAATGGCTGGATACGATAAACCGATAATACAAACAAGCGACCCCAATAAAAAAATTACTGCTGGCGTTGTTCGTCAGCGAGTAACTTATTATGGTAACGTTATTAGTATTGACGATAAAACCGATGGTGGTAGAATCAAGGTAAGAATTGATGGTCTTGATAACCAAATACCAAACGAAAAATTACCTTGGGCGTATCCCGAATTACCGAAATTTTTTCACGCCTATCCAAAACCCGGTGAGATAGTCAGAATTAGTGTTGAAGACATTAATTTTCCACAGAAAAGCAGATATTGGATGGGTACTGTTGTTTCTCAACTTCAGAAAATCGAATATGATAACATCTACACGGCTTTATCAACAACAAATGTGGGTTTAACTAATCCCGAAGAAGCCGTGAGTAAAGTTCCAGATGCCGAGGGCGTTTTTCCCAGAAAAACCGATATCGCCCTTATTGGTAGAGTAAATACTGATGTGATACTGAGACTTAATGAAGTCCATATCAGAGCGGGAAAACACGAAAACGATAACGTGTTAAAACTCAATACAAAAAATCCTGCTCATCTCAGTATGATTTATGAACCGCTTTCTGGTGACACAACTAATCTCTACAGTAATACCGTATTACTTAGTGATAAGATTGCTTTAATTAGTCACAGTGGCGACCCCAAATTCAAGGCAGCGAGACTCACATCTGAAGACCGCCAGAGAATATTTGAAAACGGACATCCTATTGCTCGTGCCGATTTACTTGTTGAGGCACTTGAAATAATTCGTACCGCATTAATTAACCATATTCACGGATATTCGGGAGTCGGACCAGATAAAAACGAAACAATAAGGAAGCTCGAAGAAATTCAATTCGAATTAATTCAACAAAAAAACATTGTGACTAATTAATTTTTTCGCTACATTTGCAAATTATGGATATTGCGATTCCCAGTAAGTTTTTCACAACATTTAACGATGTCGAGTATCACGATGAACCACACAAATATTATTTGGATGGTAAAGAATTGATATCCGTTACAACCATTATCCATAGATACCAAGAAGAATTCGCTGAAGACTATTGGTCAAATTATAAAGCCGAGGAATACGCATTAACACAAAAAGAAGTTCTAAGGGGATGGGAATTCATTAATAAAAAGGGCACAATGAAGGGGTCTGCGATTCACGATTATGCCGAATGCCTGTTTCAAAACAAAGTCTTTCCGTATCCCGAACAATTGATGCTGGATGAATTTGGTTTTGACCCCGTGTGGGAAGAATATAAAATCACGAAAAAGCACGTAGATAAATTCTATAATGACGTGCAGGGTAAACTCATACCCATTCGAACCGAAATGGTGGTTTATGACCGAGAATCACTTATTGGTGGTATGGTAGATATGCTTTTCTATAATAAGAGAGCCAAATGTTTTCAAATCTGGGATTGGAAAACCAATAAGAAGTTCGATAAGGAAATGAAATCCAGACACCTGAAAGATAAGCTGTATATGCTTGAGGAAAGTGATTTGGAACTCTATAGTTTGCAATTGGCTATGTACAAACACATCATTGAAAAGAATACTGGTTTGAAACTCGGACAGTCTTACGTGGTCTGGTTTAGTCATAATAATGACAACTACGAAATCATCAAGTGTAAAGACCGAGAGTATTACGTGAAGGAAATAATTAACGACAGATTAGCTGAATTAGCTGCATGATAACAAAAGAACAAATAGAAAAAGAATTGGGTTACGAAATTCAGGATTTTAGTTTTGACTATGTTAAAGACGGAGATGAGATTCTGGGTATAAGTGTTCGTGTCGTTCCCAAGCAAGCCGTGGAGTATATAGATGTAAATTTCACACTTACTCCATCAGGCGCAACTTTTCAATAACAAAAAAAGCCACGTAATGCGTGGCTTTTCTCTCTCTCCATACTTTGTATCTTATAGATTAAGAATACATCTCCAAGGTTGTAATTCAAGGGTAATGTTTGTCAGAGCATCGTCTTCGTAACTGTTTTCACCGAAGTCAATGCTTGTAATCATACATTGTTCCAAAGTCCATTTTTCGACCTCAACACCAGTTGGGTCTAATGATTTTAATGTAATGGTTTTCTTATATCCTGCTGCGTATCCCATACGTCCAGTAAGAGATTCTGCATGTAGTCTTACCCATTCCATGAGTTGCTGAGAAGTGGAAGGACCGATTGGGTCAAGGAAAGTAACCGATACGGGGTCCCACGTATATCGTCCAGCAACATAGTTCTGTTCGTTCATATACTGAATAGGAACGCTGTTAATTTTCATGGTAGGTCTTTTAAATTTTTGAACCTTCCAAACCTGAATACCTAAAGAATCATCGAATACTGCAAAAAAACGATTAACACGTTTCGGTTCGTATTCGAACGGCATGGTTCTTATCATTGTTTCTTCTGCTGCCATATTTTAAAATATTAATAGTTTCTGTTTATTTTTTACGTTTTATAATAAATACTCAGGTATTTGAAAAACAATACCGAGAATTTAAGATTTATCGTTTGGGTATTGTTCCCGTTCTCTGATAATATCTGAAATCTTTTT